GTTTTTTGAATATTAAAGTTTCTTATTTATAAGAAAACCGATAAGAATTAAATATAATAAAACAACTTAAATATTTAATGATACTATATATATTATAATGAATCATACATATCATTTCAACGAGAATAAACTTTTAAATCTTCTTGACGAGTTAGACCAAGACAGAAGTAAATTATTTACTACTATAAAGACTGACAAAGAATGTGATAAACTTATTGAGGATAAAGTAAGATGTATAGAAACAATACAGAAAAATTTAATCTCATATAAAAAAATTTTAAACAAAGAAAAAAATTTAAAAGATACTTAATATATATTTAAATATAATGTTAAGAACTACACATATTCATATTCCTTTTTCAAACGCTAAAATGCGTGCTTTAACCAAACGCTTACACGGTAATGGTGTTGGTGCTGTTTTACTTGATGGTGGTATTGGTGGTCAGTCATCTTATATGTCTGAAGAACACATGTATGACACTGTTAATAAACCAAGAGTTAGAGGTAGAGGGCTTGCTGATAAACTTGCTGACAAACTTAATAAATTAAAACTGGATAAATCTGATAAACCAAAACGCAAAAATATCACAATGACCTTTTAAACCTATTAATAATATAAAATAACTTAAAATTTTAATTACATATATACTTATATATATAAGTATGTGCGACAAACTCGTTTTCGATCTCTCTCAAGAAGTTGAGGGCTCACCAAATGTTTTTATCCGTAAAGACTGGATTAATATTCTGGACAATATGAACCAGAACTATCAAAATAACCAATGTATTATTGATACATCTCAATTAGCTAACTCTAATAAATATATGGCGTATAGAGAGGCTTATTTAGCTATGCCTATGATTGGAACTATAAAAGCTACACCTAGTGTTAATTGGGCAGCAGGTAATTATATTGGAGATTTTGCTTTTGGATTAAAAAATTGGTTTGGGTCTATTATTCATTCATTTACTCTTGATTATAACGGAACAACCATTATCCAACAAACGCCTTTTATTAATATGTGGAATATTTTTAAATTGTTAACCTCTTTATCATATCAAGATGTTTTAACGATGGGTCCAACTATTGGATTTTATCCCGATACTTCAGGTTCTTGGGTTTATAATACAGCGCAAAGCCCTCAAGGATTTTATGTTTGTAATAATGATATGGCTTATATTGATACAACAGTGTCAACACTTAGTACGCAAAATTATTATGATCAAAATATAGTGAATGATTTTTATATTGTTGCAGGAGGTAATAAAGGTTTAACATACAGGACAAAATGGATTGCGTATAATCCCAATTCTGGTGCTGGAACCCAAACATATGGTACAATTGGTATTACAGGTGCTAATTGTACTAATGCCTGGAAATCATACATTACTACAAATCAAGTAACTGGGGCAAATCAAACTCCTATTTTTAAACAATATTCTATTATGGCAGTTATTTATCTTCGTCATGTTCATTCATTTTTTAATATGTGTCCTTTATTGAAAGGTGTGTTTATGAAATTAACAATGAATTTAAATAACTGTACTTCATCAACAACCCTTAATGTCAATGTCAATGCTAATCCTGCATTAACAACTGTTAATTATACTGGTGGATATACTACTAGTAACTCTGTCGGAGGGGTTTGTCCATTTGTTATACCTTCTGCTATTTCTGGACAAAGCTGGACATTTACTGGAATCAATGGTGGTGTATATACACAAAACACATCTGTTTTATCTGCTGCCGGTAATATAACTTTAAATTATAATTTATCGGTCGGTATGACTTGCTTAGATACTTCTACATTCACAGGCGCTACCGTAGGTCCATTATCAAAATCTGTTTATTTATATGTTCCTGCATATACTTTTAATCCTCCTTTTGAACAAGCTTATTTATCTAACTCAGTTAAACAAATTAAATATACAGATGTATATCAATATCAATATCAAACTGCTATAACAGGTAATACAGGACAATTTAACTTTTTGGTCACTAATGGTATAGCAAATATTAAATCTGTTTTAATTATTCCTTTTTATAAACAACAAAATTTAGGAGGTGTATTATCTGATTATGCAGAATATCAAAGTCCTTTTGATACTGCAGGTTGTGGAACTACTGCGCCTATGGTCACTCTTGGAAACTTTAATGTTCAAATTAGTGGTCAAAATGCTATTTACAATACTCAGCGTTATACATATGAAGAATTTGTTAATCAGCTTTATGGTCAGAATGCTGTTAATGGTGGTATGACAGATGGATTGAATAGTGGACTTATTAACTTTATGGACTTCCAAAATTCTTATTGTTATTACTATGTTAATGTTGAGAGAATGCTTCCGGTTGAACAATCAGTTCCAAAGTCTGTGCAAATTATCGGAACTAATTTTTCTACTCAATCTATTCAATTCTGGGTTTTCATTGAATATGGTGTCGAGGTTAAGATTGATGTCCTAACAGGTGCAAGGGTCTAAATTATACATTATCTAATTAAAAAGATTTAAAAAAATAATTATATAAACACTTATATATTAAATATGCATCTTATTTCTATTGACGCAAGTCCAAAACAGTTATCAAAGCTTCGTAATGGACATAAAGTGAGAATTAAACACGGTAAAGGTGTTTTTGTCGTTGTTCATCCAGATACATATAATATTGTTCAACGAGCATTTAGAAAAAATAAAGGGACAGAGATTCAACTCGGTTCTGAAGAAATTAATATTAATCGTTCTTTATCACCTGAACAACATATGGAATTAAAAGAAGGAGCTGAATCAGGTTTATATAATCCTGAAACACCTGGTCCTATGGCTGGGGGTTCTATCTTTCATAGAATAAGTAAAGCTTTAAAACATCCAGCAGTTAAAAAAATTACTCACGCAATCGTTCCGGAATTAGTCGGAGACGCTGCTGGTGCTGCTGCAACTTATATGACTGGAAGCCCTACAGCTGGTTTAGTTGCCAGAAAAGGAGCAAAAGAATTAACAAATTATGGTATGGATAAATATGGTTATGGATTAAGATATGGTTCTGGAGTTCTACAAGATTTAAAAAAACAAAATATGGGAAGTGCTCATGCAAATTCTGAAAACGCTCGAATGTCTGAAAGAGGTTTTGCTGATAAATTTCATAGAGAGCCTATAAAATCGTATTGGGATGAACCTGGAGCCCCTCCATCAAGAGGAACAGGCTTAAGACATAAACAACATCATAAAAATCTAAATGACCAAAATTTAGTTCAATCAAGAGGCTCTTTGGCTAGCTCTGAATCATATTTACCGGTTGCTTTACGCTCTCAACCATTTGGAGCAAATTTCCATATGCAATTTCAGATTCCTCCTGAATATCAACGTTATAACAAGGGTACTGATTAAATTTTTGATTTTCTAATCGGATATAAATTTATACGGATAAAAATCAAAAATCCTTTTATTTTTTAAATAAAACCGATATTTTTATCGGTTTTGTTAAAAAAATAAAAATATTGTTGTTTTTAATCCTTTAAATTATATATCCTAAATGATTTTTTAAGTAATTATTAATTGATTTTTTTCTTTAATTATATATTATGCGTACGCATAATACAAATGAATTTATATAATATTATTAATCGGAATTCTTATATTTTTTAAACTATATATTATTATTTTACTAAAAAATTAATTGAATATTATTTATATAATATAATAAAAATTCTACTTTCATTTTTAAAAGAAAACCGATAAAAAAATAATAAATAATATTGTATATATGTTTTATATAATTTTATTCAGTAGATATATGAAAAATCGTTTTGAGATTGATAGAAATATAAAAAATCGTTCTACAAACGCTATAAAATTATAAAAATAAAATTGATATACTATATATCATTAATATATTTTTGGGTGGTTAAATATAAATTTAGGTCGATGGTCCCAATTAATTGGGTGGATAATAAATAAATAATCGGAATTCTTATCAATAATAAAGTAAAAATTTATTTAGAGTATATATATAATAATTATTTAATTTTTAATCAATATAATAATATAAACATTATAAATAATAAGAATTCCGATTAATAATAATATCAAAAATATTTTACATATATTTAAATTAATAAATCATAAATTGATAATTTTTCATTCTTTAAATATAATTTATATGGATTATAAACACGATGAGAAAAAATATGATATATAAATTTACGCATTTCTTTCTTAAATACTTCTAAACTATTCCCACACTCATAAAATTTATCTATAACAGCGACTAAATATAATCGTATATGAATGTTTTTTATATTAATTGGTGAATCATATATTTGATCATAAGTAGATAAATATAATTCTTTAAAATTATCCTCAATAAAACTTTCTAATTGTATTTTAGATAAATAATTTCTTACAGTATTAGGATGTTTAAAAAATTTATTATTTTCATAATGAATTTCTAAACAGAAATCAAAGAGATTTTTTAACCAGGAAGAAGAAACCAAAGAAAAGGAAGACATATTTTTATACGCGACAAATGTAAAATTTTAAGGACAATTTTATTAAACATATATGTTTAATAAAATTCTTTAGCCCTGGTCCGATAAAAAATTTTACATCGCGAAATAAAAATATGTCTGATTTTCTTTGCTTTCTTCGAGTGTTTAAAATGAGCGGAGATGTATGTGTAGAAAACATTATTAAAATAATAAATTTTTATCATTCTAAATCTGTAAAAATATTTATATAAAATCAATTAGAATTTTTATGAGGATAATTTTAAGAATATATTTATTAACTTATGATATATATGATGAATCAATTAATATAAAAACATATATATGATTATATTTATTGCGTTATAGATATTTTTATGTGTGGGAGATAGTTTAGAATATTTTAAGAAAGAAAATGCGTATTTATATATCAATATTTTTGTCATCGTGATTATATTTCATATAGAATGATTTTAAATGATTATAAGTTATATTGTCTATTAATGGTATATATCTACCGATATGAAAACATCGTGAATAGTCTGCATATCTTTTATTAATATTTCTAAATGAATTAATTATAATAGGATTTATAAACTCAGATGCTGTTTTAATTTCATCGTCGGAACATTTCATAAACTTATATGTTATTTTTTGATTCCATAAAAATATTTTTGTGTCAGTAGATAATTTATTATACTCATCAATATTTATGCTTTTTGGTTTATCCCCGATATTTAAACTATATATATCCTCATACATATTTAATAAATTATTTTCAATAAAAATATAATCATCAATCATATTTTTTGTTATTTCCTGGTATTTGGTAGTCATCTATATATTATATATATAATATATAAATAAAATTTTAAATTAAATTAATTATAATAAATTGACTTAAAAATATATAGTGTATATATATTATATAAATATGTCATACTTAGTTGAGTTTTTAGATGGTGAAATTACTTTATACAATGAAGACCACGAACCACAAGAATATATTAAACCGATTAATTATTCTCCTTTACAACATAGGAGATATATACGCGTTTTAAATCAGTTATTAAATACTTGGGTATTAGTTGAAGAACAAATTAATTTGTTAGTTTCATTCAACGCTATACGGGATGAAGATGCAGAATTTTTTTATAATGGTTTGTATAAAATATTTTTCAGTAATTACAGAATTGAGCATATGTATGATATGAAAAGTAAAAATAAAATTAGACGCATTAAGAATCAGATTTTACCACTTTAGGGGTTCTTTTCTTGCGTTCTTTCTTTTCAGTAATAGACTCATCAATAATAGGTGTTTCTTTAATTTCTTGTTTAATCTCTTCCTTAACAGGTTCTACAATCGGTTCAGGTTCTTTTTTTACACTTTTCTTTCTTGATTTCTTCTCTGGTTCTGGAGGTGGTGGAGTTTCAATTTTAACCGGTTCAGGGTCAGGGATAGGTTCAGGAATTTTAGCCTTGTCTTTTTTTCTCTGATAATATTCCTTAGCCTTGTTTCGTTTATACTCCAGAAAATCCGGGTCAGAGTCTTTGCGCTGTTTGTAATATTCTTTTCTCTGTTCATTAATCTTATCCTTATTATGTTCTCTATACTTCTGAGTAGCCTTTTTCTGGCTTGGTGTATATGAACTATATTTAACAATAACTTCCTTTTCATCCATTATAATATATTATATATATACTCAAAATTTTAAGTTAGTTTAAATATCTTTTGACAATATATACAACGTTCAAATAAAAAACTTCCACCCTTTGTATCAGAATTATCATACAAACAATAAGGACAATAGCCCCTAAAAACTTTATGCCTGTCTTTAGTAAATAAAGCCGATTTAATTTCATAGTCTAATAATTGATTGAGAATAAAAATTCTTTCTTCTGCTGTAAAATTCATTATACTATATATAGTCATTAAATATTTAAATTATTTTATTTATCATTTTTAACATTTACATCAACAGGGATTTTCATTAAATCTACTCCTCCACCTGTATCCTCTCTTAAAATTCTTTCATAATCATCGTGACTATGATCAAAAACTTCATTGCGTCGTTTTGTTGGGTCTTCAGATTGAAAGAACATTTTTAAAATATATTCATTTTTCTTCCAGTCTATAGAATGGTTTAAATCGTCAAAGCAATCAATAAAATCATCAACATCTTTATAAATGTCCCCCGTTCTACCTTTAAACGCATTAATAAAATGAGCCATAGCCAAGCAATAAAATCCACATGCATTATTCATTAAGCTTTGCACATCCTTTGTGGTGTGTGGAAGATGTTTATTAAAACATTTTGTCACAGCTTTCTTTACTGCTTCAGGTGGAGGCTGTCCGTAAGGGTCAAAATAAATCGGTTGGATTTTACCATTAGGAGTTTCTTGAACTTGAAGCATAGTCCAATGCGTCCCGTCATTCTGGTTTCCGTTATCGTCTTCACTATCTTGAATATTAATAATATAAGTTTTGTTGGGTATAATTTTTTTAGGTAGTTCGTCCTTAAAAAAACATCCGGCTAATGGCACGGACATTCTTTTTGCGAGCTCTTCAATTTGGCTATCTGTAAGCATTATATATAGTATATATATATTATCTTTTAAATTAGTTTTATTACATTCTTCCATATTCTCTTTCTGTATCAGTTAAAGGATTTAATGAATGTTCATAAACAGGATTATAAGAAGTAGAAGGAATAATATAATCTGGATTACTTCCTATATAGCTTATTGGGTCTCTTTCTGTTCTAATGTCATATTGATATGGGTTAATAATTTTTTGATTGTGTATATTAGGTTTATTATAGGTTATTGTTTCATATGTTGGATAGCCTAATAATTCAGCCTGTAAGCCTCCCTGAGAATGTCCTATAGTAGCTATATGATTAGCCCCATATTTTTCAATAGCTTTATTCTGGACTGTTTCTGCTTCTTTATAGCGTTGAGTATTTTTATAAGCTTCTACACCTCCAATAGCGTATATAGCATTATTACTCCAATCCTCCCAGCCTTTAGTTCCTCTATGGACTATAACAGCTTTTTGTGTAGTAGGATTATAAAACACTTTATTTTTATCTGTGCTTATATCTTTATCTAATATATAGCCCTGAACATCTGACGAATCATAACCAGACTTTAAAAGGGCATACAAATCATTTGAACTCAGTTTTCCGCCTTTCATTATATATATTATATATGTTTATTTTTTTATTCGGATTTCTTATAAATATGAAAGTATAAAATTAATATTTACTATAAAATTATAAATAGTAAATATATATAGTATTATAAAAATTAAACTTTACAATTATTAAGATTTCCGATTATTTTTCTAATTCCATATCATCATCAATAAAATTAACAATTTGACTGAATAGAGGCGCAATAGCATCAGCACAAGCTCTAGCAATTAATTTATGTTCTTTCTGGGTTCCATGTCCACTTCTTAATTGAATGTAATGAATCCAAGAGCGTAAAGAACCATTCATATATAATGTTGATGGGGTTAATCCTTCTGGAAGAACTGCACGCGCTTGTTCTTTAGCTATACCAATCTCCAAAGCTTCATTATAAGCATCATTGGCTATATCATAAATAGTCTTTTGGATATCCATCCATTTAATTTTTATTTCCTTATCATCAGTAGTAATACTATTTTGTCGGTTGTTTAAATCTTGTGTTCTGGCTTCTCTAAGCTCTGGAGGAATATTTCTGACAACTGCATAGCGCTGACTGAATTCTTGAAAACTAAATGATCGATGTCTTAATATTTGTCTTGCTATATCTCGCGTTGTAGTAATCTCTAAACATATATTGACCATCTCAAAAGGCGACCAATGATAATTTTTAATAAGATAATTAATTAATCGTTCATTGTTTTCAGTATTCATTTGATTGCTTGGGTTAGATACACGAGCACAATAACACACCATATCTTGTAGTGTCATATTATCACCAGCAGGCTGACTGTAAGAAACTAAACGTACACTCATTATATTATATATATAGTATATATTATATCTTTAAGTAGTTTATATAACCTTAAAAATAGATAAATTTCCAAGAAAAAAGGGCATTCAGTTTCCGCGCCCATAAAATATAACTTAATATTCATATTCTTCTTAATAAAAAATTTTTTATTAAGAAGAATATATCATTTTTGGGGTATTATATGGTTATTTATCTTAATATTAACTTAAATCTTGGGCGGAATATACATTATATATTTTCTAAGGGCTTTTATTCGGAAATCTTATAAATTATAAACTATTTATTTATATATATACTCAAAATAATAATTATATAATATATATACATTATATAAAATTAAACTTTCATATTTATAAGATTTCCGATTAATAATTAATCTAAATCTATTTTCTTCATTAGCTTATATATTTCTTTAATATGGTTTTTAATCTCTTTAATTACTTCTTTCTTCTCTTCATCAAGCATAATTTTCTTTTTTGTTTCTTTGTCCGATGGCTTTCTAACTTCTTCTGATTCACTTGCTGACAATTTATATGCTTCTTCAACTTCTGTAATGTTATTACATTTCTCATACATATTACGTGCAATATTAATTTTCTTTAGTTCAACAGATCGTGTAGAGCGGTTTAATTTCTTTCCGATATCTTCATATGATAAATTCTGTTTAACATATTTCTTTAAGTCTTCAATTTCTTCAGGGGTCCAATATCTACCCCAAGGGGTGCCACTAGTAGCCATATTTTATATTATATATATAGTATCAAAACTTTAAATTAATTTATATTCATTATCAAATAACCTAAAATTTAATATCATCATATGTGTTGTTTTTCTTTTCGTGGTTTGATATAATTTATCATATGAAACAATATTATATTTGTCTTTACTGTATAACAAATTAATTATCCAGTTATCAGCTAGGATTAAAATAATTTTGGCTTTCTCATTTTTAATATCGTTTTTGGATAGATACTCATATATATTTACTACTGGTGATTTATAAAAATCATTACATAACATTAAATATGGTGGATCCATTAATATACAATTTTCTGGATCGTCTTTATACTGTAAATATAATTCCATACCATCTATATTTAAAAATGTTATATCAGCCTCTTTAAAAAATTTATAGACTGGATATTCTGTCAAATCTATTTTTTTAAATCTAGTCTTTGCTGATGGGAACAAATACGGTCTAATGTTATAAAACTTATTTCCTATAAACCAGCTATGGACATTTTTCTTTTTCACTTCATTATTATATTTCTCTTTATCGTCTTTTATATCGTTGATAATATTGTTTACTGTCTCTTCAAATTCCATACGCTTATTATCATCTTTAATAATTTCATACATCTGTTTTAAATATTCATTATTATCATTTAGAATAAATTTTAAATCTGGATTCTGTGTCCAAGCATAATAACTCATAGCACAAGTCCCACAAAATGGTTCAATAATTGTTTTTACATTAGCAGGAATATACATGTATATTCGTTTAGCTTCGTCGCGCTTATTACCAGCGTAAGAAATATAAAAATGGTTTTTCATTATATATATAAATAAATAATGAATAAAGGTTTAAATCGTTTTAAAATTCTTCTTCAAGAGTAAAAATATACTGTTCTTTTTCAGCTCCTACTCCTGCTTTAGAATATTCAGCAACGCGTTTTTCAAAAAAATTAGTTTTACCTTGTAAGGATAACATTTCCATAAAGTCAAAAGGGTTATCCATTTTATAATGTTTTTCATATCCTAGATTTAATAAAAGTTTATCAGCGACAAATTTAATATACTGTTTCATTAATTCACTGTTCATTCCGATAAGTTCAACGGGTAGAGATTCAGAAATAAATAAACATTCTATTTCAACAGCTGGTATTAATATTGTTAATATTTGTTCATATGTTAATTTTTCTGTCAGCATAGAATAAACTAAACAACTAAAATTTGTATGTAATCCTTCATCCCTACTGATTAACTCATTTGAGAATCCTAAGCCAGGCATTAAACCTCTTTTCTTGAGCCAATATATAGCACAGAAAGCACCACTGAAAAATATACCTTCTACAATTGCAAAAGCTACTATACGCTCTGCGAATGTATATATATCTTTATTAAAATATTTCATAGCCCATTCTGCTTTTAGTTTTATTGATTCAATATTTTGTATAGCGTTAAATAAAAATTCTTTCTTCTCTGGTTTCTTAATAAATGTATCAATAAGAGTTGAATAAGTTTCACTATGAATATTTTCCATCATAATCTGAAAACCATAAAAGCATCTTGCTTCTGGTATCTGGATTTCTGTGCAAAAATTCATAGCTAGATTTTCATTAACTATACCGTCAGACGCTGCGAAAAAAGCTAAGATATAACTTATAAAATATTTTTCATTCTCATTTAATTTGTCCCAGTGTTTTAAATCATCATTTAAATCAATTTCTTCAACTGTCCAAAATGACGCCTCTGCTTGTTTATACATCTGCCATATTTCGTTATATTTAATTGGGAACAGGACGAATCTATTAGGATTAGGTTTTAAAATTTCTTCTGACATTTATATATATAATATATTAATATAATTTTAAATTGTTTTCTTTTTTGGTCTTCCACGTCTTTTAATTGTTATAATTTCTTCATCACTGCTAGTGTCAGAATCAACAATAAAACCAGAACCTTTTAATTCATTTTCAAGTGAGTTAATAACAGATTTTTTTAATGCCCGTTTCATCTTGTCTGTAATACCTTTTTTAATACTCATATCTGTATCAACAGCGGGTCTATTATTATCTTCTTTATTCTTTGACATTGATGAAGCTTTCATGATGATTTCAGATTTAACTTTAGCGGGTGGTTTTTTAGTTTTTGGTTCTGGTGTTGATTCTAGAATTGGTTCAGGCTTTTGTATATTATTTATTCGTCTTTTATTCATTAAAGGTTGTTTATATGCTGACATTCCTTTTCCTTTTTTTTCATTAACATTTTTTTTAGTAATAAATAAATTGGTTATTGCTTTTTTTGCTGATTCAATATTATCGTCCATAATTAATAATATAAATAATTATTTTTTTAATTTATTTAAATTTAATTTAGTTTGAGATTTTAATGGATGTTTTTCATATCCCTGTTGTATATGTTGAAAACCTTCATCTGTCATTTTATTTATTTTTCCATATCCATCTATTAATTTCATCGTGTCAAAAAAAAATAAAGGAATTTTTAAACTGTTAAATTTCGCAGTTGAAGTACCAGGTACTTCGACACCATAATCATTCGTATGTTCATTATAAAAATCACGATCAATTTTAAATAATTGAATGGGATGAATTAAATTAGCTCCCCATATTTCTTTACATTTAGTCCATAATTCTGAAAAATTTAAACCAAAAAAACTATTTGCGAGACCTATAGAAAACATTAAATTAATATTAATATTTTCTATATCATTTTTTTTTCTTTCGTTATATAACGATTTATTCCAAGTTTCGCGCGTACTTGCAATGTTTAAAGGAGTATTAATTACATCAATATTAAGATCTAATTCATTAAACTTATCTTTAATTTGTTGAAAATTTTCCTTTATTGTATTTTGTATTTGTTCTTTATTTGATTTTTTATTTTGATTAATTAAATTGATTAGATTGATATAATTATTAGTAATTTCAGGTTCTTGTCTAGCGCGTCCTACCTGAATCAATTTTTTTTTAAAAATTTCTCCTGATAAATCTTCAAATTCTTGTTGTTTGTTTTTTAGAAAATTGTTTAATTTTATTTTTCCGTCTTCAATCGTTTTTATATCTTTATAATCCTCAATTTTATCTTTTAAAAAATTATTAATTTTTTCTACTGTAATTTTTTTTATTGTTTTTGCGTCGCTTTTAATATTTTTTGTTTCTTCTGATTGTAATAATTCAACAACATCGTTATAATTATTTATCATTCTATTTTTTTCTTGAATCGATTCACTTAATGAATTAAGGGCTCTTAATAAATCATTTTTATTATTTTTTACAAGTGTTGATATTAATTTATTTAAATTTTCTTCTTTTTCTTCTACTGATGTTATTTCATAAGTTTCTTTAACTGGATAAAATTTAATTCTTCCTGATTCATCATCTAAATAAATTTTATATTTTTCCTGTAAATGATCTAAATATTCATTTATTGCTTTTTCACTGTTCACTTGTATATCTCCTAACATCATTAGTCTTCTTTTATTTTCTGGATTTCTACAAAAATCTTTAATATGTATAAATTCTTCAGTTTCAGGGTCTTTTATATATGATGGAAATTTATTTCCTCCCAATTTAAAACCTACTGTGCTTGTTTGGAGACTATTGTAGATTGATAATTCTATTTCTGGATAAGTTGAATTACTCGTTTGAAACATTCTTGGATTTAAAAATTCTATAGTTTGATAATTTTTTATCATTAATAAATCTATAGAATTATAAACACTTTTATACCATTTACATTCATTAACAGCTATTATATTTTTTATTGGTTTTCCTTTTTTTTCTATATTTTCATAACAAACTAAATCATAAGGTAGTGAACTACTTCCGCCTCCGCCAATTTCAGATAATGTTTTTTCACGTCCTCCAACATCAATTTTTATTTCACTTAATAATTTTTGTATAACAATATTGTGTTCTCTATCAAAATCAAATGTATTTTTAAAAACTTCTAAACCAAGTTGTGACGTAAAAAAAATTTCAAAGTCTGTATTATTCAATGTTTTTTTATTTATACCTATTGCATCTTTAACTATATCTACAATCATTGATGTTGGATATATAAAATTGTCTTCTAATGTAGAATTTATTAATATTGTTTGTGCTTGTTGAATATTAATATCTTCAACATTTTTATTTTCAGTTATATACTTAAAAAATTTTTTATTTTGTCTTTGAACGATTGACATAGCTTGTGTTTTATTTTCATAATAATCAGTATGTAAATTATCAATTAAAACTTTAATTGATTCTGGGACATATAAAAGTTGTATAATTTGTTCTCCATTTAATTTATCTGTTATTTCCTGTATATTTTTATATATATTAGATGTAGTTTCTTCAGTTCGCGTATCATATATATTTTCTAGTTCAATAAATTTTTTTGCTTGTGTTATATATAAAGTTAATGTTTCTTCGTCAATATCATTTTTTTTATTTCTTTGTTTGTATATATTATAAATTTTATATTCATCATTTTCTTCAATCATTTTCTGTACATCAGCTGGTTCAACATTTATATTTTTTCTATATAAATATAATTTTTCTTTTTTTTCTTCTAATGATGTTAAAATTTCTTCTAGTTTTTTTTTATAATCCATATCGCTTGTTTTTTCTATTTCCTGTTTAATTTCTTTTATATCTTTATCGATTGATGTATATAAAGAATGTTTTTGTTCTGGATATCGTGTAATGTATAATTCTGGGTTTAATTCTTGTTCACTAATATTACTTTTATAATCATCATAAATCTCATCTAACAATATTAACAATAATGTTTTTTGATTTAAATTTATTTTACTTTCAGTTATTTTCCGATCTAAATAATCGCTCAACTCAGTTTTATCTTCTACTGTATATTCATTCGTATTCACAAAATAGTCTATCACTTTGTTTTTTACTTCTTTATCAATGGTCATTAATTTTTTTCTAGTATCAAATAAATTTTCAATTTCATTATTTTTTATTGTTTTTGGATCTTCCATAACTGGATATATTGGTTCAAACTCGCGTTCTCTAAACATTTCTGGATTTAAAAACCCTTCTTCATTTAATTCATCAATATATTTATTTAATTGTTCATTTCCCTCAATTTTTTCTTTTGTGCCTGCTACATCTTCAGGATAATATACATTTATTATTTTTCCTGTTTCATCTTTTTCAAGGTTTCCTCCTTTCATTCTCCTTCGTTTATGGTGTTTTGCCATACTCAATATAGCATTGTTGTTTATAAAACTTTCACTCAACATATTATATATAAACATAATAAGCATATCTTAAAATTATTTTTTAATATAAATTTGTTCTTGAATATCACTAGAACCCATATTTTTCATGTCCTCTTTCAATTGATTTTTTACATCTATTAAATCCCCATATTTCTCAGTTAAATAAGTATGTCTTAATTGATTAACTGAAACCTTTTTACCAAACAATTTATTTAATCTTTGATTTAGTTTAACATTTGATAAAGGTTTTAATGATATATCAAATAATAAATATTCAGTTGGATTAACCTTTATCCATTTATTTAAAATCGTTTTTAATTGCTTTGGAATCTCTACAGTTTGTTGCCCATATGTTTTAGCAGTCTTGTAAGCATTGAAAATAAATTTATTCTTATCAATATAATTATCTTCTTTCTTATCAATATTTTTGATTTTAAAATTAACATAATCCTTAGACCTTCTAGGAGGTATGTAAAACCCGCCTAATAAGCTCATAATTATATAATTTTGTATTTCTTGATAGTCTGATGGGGTTAATTTTGGTTTCTTATATAGTATATTAGCAGTTTTATTTAAGTCATTATATATAGTTGTTAAATCGTCATTATTAACCCAGTTTTCTTCTTGTGTTTTATTCTTTTCTTGTTTCGCTACTTCTTTATTATACTCTTTAATATCGTCCAGCATTTGTTCTCTATATTCTTTAGCGTCTGTAATGACTACAAGAGCTGACAAAATAGTTTTTCTTTTAGGAGCTTCTAGAGTTTTTAAATGGTCTAAAATTTTGTCAGTATCATCAAATTTTTTAATGTCAATTTCACCGGGTCCAAAAACTTTTTTATATAACGATTTTAATATACTGTTATATGTATTAACGGAAGTTTTAGAAATGTTGGGGCGTTTTTCTTGAATGTAATTTTTTAAATCACTCATATTATAATATTAATATTAAGTTATATTTTTAAATTGATTTAATATAATTTTTATCTTTAAAAATAACTGGGAATTGTAGTCTTCTGTTTTCTGGAGTATATCCCATTAAACCAAACATATATGTTTTAAAGTCTTCACGGTTATTATTGAGATATTCATCACAATTAATATAATCAATAATAATATCGTTATCATCTGAAAGTATATCAATAATTTTTTTACAGTTCTTACAGTCGCTTTTTCCATAAATTGTATAACCGTTATTTCTTGGGGTTGCATAATCCATTATATATTATATATATAACATATAAATATTTAAATTGTTTTTTATTAATTTTTAATCGGAATTCTTATAAATATGAAAGTTTATTTTTTATATTTACTCTAAAATTAAACATTATTATTTTATATAGTTTTATTAATTTTATACTTTCATATTTATAAGAATTCCGATTAACAATGTTTAAAAATAGCTTTATTAATATTCAATTTAGATTTATATAAATCAATATATTCCTGTTCTTTTTTAAACCTATCAGGCTTATTTGTATATTCTAATTCTTCAATTTGTTCAATAGTAAATTTATCAAAGCCTCCACACAATCTCATATATTGATATATAGATTGGTTATAATGTTTTGATCGTTTATTAGTAGTATTTTTTTTATGTTGTGATTTTCTACGACTCATATTATTCGTAGATCCAATATATAAAATATTGTTTGGGTCTTCAGTAAAAAATATTTTGTAGATATAAAATTTAGTCATCATATATATTATAATTATTTCTTTTTTAAACCTCTTAATTTTGCCATGTATTCTTTCATTTCTGGGGAGCCTTTTGGTGGTCTTTTTCCTAATCCAGCACCTGAAGTTGTTAATGCTATTAATCCTTCTCTTAACGGTGTTCCTCTAGTTGTTAAAGCTTTGTCAACAGTGTTTAATATCTTATGTTGTATTTTTCGTGCTTTTTCGTCTTGCTTTTCTCTAGTAGCTTTTAACATTTGCTCTAGGCTTGAATTTGGTGTTCTAGAGATTCCGGATGTTTCTTTTACTTTTTTAGGTCTTCCACGTCTTTTAGATTTCTTTTTTAATCCTCCTCCGGTTTCTCCTTCGTCGCTATCTGGATAAACTTCTTCTTCTTTATCTTGTAAATTATGGCTTGCAATATCAATATGAATTAAATCCCCTTCACCCGCTCCGCGTCCGCTTTTTAAATGTGGTCTCATTCTCATTTCTGCTATAATTAATAATATATGTTTATCTTTAATAGGTTTTGATATGTAATGATAATTTTTTAAGTCATCAGGATTAAATTGCCTAAATCTTATTTGAGTTGGTTTAATGTCTATATCATCATTATAAAAATTATTTTGTGTAAGCCATTTTTTAGCTTTATCAACTGTCCATTTATCTTTTTCAAAAACAACACTTTGTACTATACTTTCTTTACTTGTGTCTGGTTTTCTTTGGACTAGTCCTGAACCTGATTTTTTATATTTACTAATTAATTTATCTAAAGCATCCCAATCATCTGCCATAGTATATTTCATATATAATGTTTGGTCACTTGGTGTCATTTTATCCTCATATTTTTCAGATTCTTCTAATAGCTCATCAATCATTTCCTGTGTCCAATTTATTTTTTCTTCTTTGGTCTCTTCTGATTCTTTTTTGGCTTTATTCTTCTTTGGTTTCTCGTCTTCTGATTCTGAATCCGATAAAGGTTCAATATATGTACTTGTCATTTCCATTATTTTTTCTGGCTTAGATTCTTTTTTAACTGGTTTAGGTTCTTCTTTAACTGGTTCTGGTTCTTTCTTATATAGAGATTTGTTTTTCTTTTCTTTTTTGACTGGTGTATGTCCTCTAGTCTTTTTTAAAGCCTCTAGAATTTCATTTTTAAGGTTTTCAATAGTTTCATCTGAACTTTTATTTAATTTAGGACTAACAATAACATTTATCTCTCCATTAAAATATTCTACTTTTAAAATTTCTATGCCTTTGACTTCTGGGACTTCATTTCTTATGTCTTCTTTTTTCTGTTCTTTCTTTCTCTGTTTTTCATTCTCTAAATCATTTAAATATTGTTCTAAGCCTTCATAATCATTATTGTCTAAAAATCTATGTTGTAGTTCTTTACGAAGCTCTAAATCTAATTTACTAAATTTAGTGGTTAATTTTTGTATTTCTCGTTTTCCCCATTTTCGTTTTTCTTCTTGTTTAGGTAGTTCTTTTGGTTTCTCAGCTTTCTTGTATTCTAAGCTTGGAAGATTAAATTTAAAATATGTAAATTCATTTCCTTTACGAGCATCATAAATTTTTTTAAGCTTGTTATATCCGACTTCTAAAACACGGTGGTCTTCTTTTAAGTCTTCCAATTCAGCTTCTAAAACATTTTGCTCATCGTAGTATTTAGGATTTTCAAGCTGTAATAAAACTGTTTTAATTTTTTCATCAACCCTTTGTATCTGAATTTTTGAAGCGCTTAAACCAACTAATAAACTACTATCGGACTGTTTTTTATTAATATTAATATGGTATTTATCCCAGAAGAACCAAAGATTATAATCAACTTGATATTTTCCATAAGGTGAAACCATATTTTTTAATATTGCTTCATCCATTGTAGCTTCTCTATAACCTTTTGGAATGTCTCCAATATAGAACCAGGGTTTTAATTTAGATTCTCGTTTTTCTTCTTTTTGTTTTGTTTCAACTTCTTTTTTAGCTTTGGCTTTCTCTGATCTCATTCTGTTTAATTCTGCCATTCTTGCTTTCATTTCTTCAGAACCTTTTTTACTTGCATTGCCTCTTTTTGATTTAGGTTTTTCAGGCTCTGGTTCTTTAGGAGCTTTTTTGGCTTCTCGTGCTAATCTCATCCTTTCAGCATGTACTTTTGCTTCAGGACTACCAGCTTTAAAACCTTGACCAATATGAATATATTGCATTATAGGAGTTTCTTCTGTCATTCCTTTACCTTTCTTTTTACTTTCTTTTTTAGGGGGCTTGTTTTCATATTTTTTCATTATCTCAGCTTTTTCAGCTTCGTGCTCTTTTAATAATTTTTCAGTTGCTTTGTCTTTTTCTTCATCATATTCTTCATATTCAGCTGATTCTGTATCAAGTCCTCTAATATTAGCTTTAAACTTCTTTATAATCGCCTCACGGCGTTCTTGGTATCGTTTTGTAGCTTGATCAATTTCTTTATATTTTTTTTCAGTTTCTTGGTTTTCTTCTTTTGGTTTATTCCATTCAGCTTCTTCAGCTTCAAATTTTACTTTTTCTAATCGTGCTATTTCAGCCTCTACAGCGTCTAAATCTTGTTGAAGTTGTTCGTCTTCTTCACTTCCATATTCAACCTCTTCTTGTTCTTCCAATATTCTTTCGCGCTCTGAATTTAAAAAATCCATATCGCTAATATCATATTCTGTATCTTTGTTAAATTTACCGGTTTTAGCCTCTTTAGCTTTAATTCTTGTATCAATATGGGCTTTTTTCTTATGAACAACTGAAAAAGGATTTTTGTTGCCTTTGTCATATTGTTTTAATAATTCTGAGTCAGCTTTTGTGACTCCCCATAAATAAACTTTGTTGTCTTCGAATGCTTCTTGTTCTCTATCTCTTGACATAGTAATGTATATATATAATATATATAATATTTATTTCTTTAAGTCATTTTTTATCGGATTTCTTATAAATTAGAAAGTTAATTTTTTATAAAAGGTATAAAATTTAACATTATTATTTTATATAGCTTTATTGATTTTGAACTTTCGTATTTATAAGAATTCCGATTAATAAATCAATTAAACTTTATTTTCATTTGTTGTTAAGCTTGGACGTTTACGGTTTGATTCTGAAGAGGTTGGAAGAGGGATAAAATCATCATCAGGAATATTATGATCTATTTTATGTATTTCTTCTTCAGTCTCTAAATCAACTCTTCTATCAACAGTAATAAGCCCAAAACACAAACTGAAATGTTCGCATTTAGATTTTAAACAATATTTAATTATAAGTCCTATTAATCCCACAACCATTGTACCGATGCTAATGAAAAATACAGCATCATAAATTGTCATCCAGTTTTCAGCCATTCTAATAATATATTAACTAAAATAATTTTTAAGTGTATTAATAATAAAATCTTCTATGACTGGCATTTCATATGTTTTAAATTCATCTTGTTCAGGATGTAATTGAACAATAATTAATTTATCTATCTTTATATTATAATTCTTTTCAAGAATATATTTATAATAATTTAATTGTATGGCATAGTGCCAATATGTTGTATTGCATGGAACTTTTGAACGTGGTATAGATATTTTTTTTGTTCTTTTCCAATCAATAATATTATATGTGTCATCATCATTTTTAAAAACCATATCAACAGTCCCACATAATTTATATTCATCATCATAAATCATCCATTCTGTTCTGTATGGTGTTTTATTATATGATGAAATAAAATTTAAAAAAAATTTCCATTCATTTAATTCCGGATTTATGTTTATCGCTACATCGTTTAAATACTTTTCTATATTCTCGTGTAATATAGAACCTTGTATTGATGTTTGTTGTCCTATATCTTTCCATAATTGTTTAATTTCATTGTCAGACATTCCCCAATATTTGTGCCCTGGTTTATACTCTGGTCCTGTTCTCATTTTCTTTAGTATCATATCAGTGTTTAACCCTGGATAAATTTTTTTAATAATAGTTGTGACACTTATATAATCTGTAAAACCATTAACAACATATTTATGTCCTTCGGTGTAAAATTCAACGTTAAAGTCTCTGGCGTGTTTGTTTAAAGTTTGTAGTTTCATTATATAATGTATATATATAATAAAAATTTTAAATTAAAATAATTAATTAATTACCATAATAAATAATATGATAGATATGCCGGGGAGTATTCATCACGATGTCGCCAGCGATTATTACGAATTAAAAATTTTTGTCTTCTTTCTGGATCTTTATGCTTTGTGAAATCTTCATAACCCATTTGTCCAAAATGAACCCATTTATTTGTTTCTGGTTTTAGTATCATATATTTTTTATCTTTTCTTGTTGATTCTTTTATTTGTGTATTAGGTCCATAAATTTTTTTAGCCTTCTTATAGACTATTTCTGGTGTTGAATATTCTGATAACATAATATATATTATATAGATATAATTTTATATTATATTATTACGATGGGAATGATCCTGTTTGTTGAATATACATCGCCATAAATTGGTTCTGTAATGTTGTTAATTCAGAAATCGCAGAAGATAAATGAGAATTTAAACTGGCTATTTCATTTTTCTTTTCTTGTATTTGTTGTGCTACTGCATCCATTTCACCGTTTAAAATCGGTGTCACATATACCTTATTTTGAACTGTAATATTAAGAGGTGCTGGCATTTATATACTTAATATATACAAATATGTTTTATATTGTTTTATTAAAATAGAGAAGCAGCCCAAATATAATCACCAACAGTTGAAGAGCTAAAAACCAAAGTTATACGTCCTGTCGACCATTTATTAAATATAAGAGGTCCTCCTTGTAATCCATTTGCGTGAGAATAAAACTGATAACCTGCTGTATCAATTTGTATATCACTACCGGATAAATTAGAAATCAAACAAGACCAGCCAGGATTTCCGTTATCATCTAAATATGTAGTAGGATTATACAATTTTAATACTGAAATATTATCAGCTAAAACAAATGGATAATTCTTTTCGATATATTCCCCATCATTTGCAGTATATACGCTAAATGAAAATGGATTATTTTGTTTAAAAAATTTTTCATTATTAGTTAGATTATAACAATAGTGACCATCAGCATTCAATTCGCTAAATCTTAAATAACTATTTAATCCTGTTGAATTTTGTAGTCTAATTTGAGGGTCTGGATATAATGTATGGTCAGCATCTAATTCAATATTTAAAGGATTACCACCATTACCATCTGTTAAGGTTATAATACCTGCTGAAACACTTGATGAATATGAATTAGCGACATCACTAACACTTAAATTAGTAGCACTTAAAATAGATGTATAAGACGGAGCAGAAAATTGAACATAATCGGCTGTAATTTGACCAGTATTAGTAGCAGTATTATCTTGTATTGTCATGTCTCCTTGACTAACTGTGTTTGTAGGACCTCCAATACCAGCACCTGAAAGAGTAATAGTATTAGTTGTTATAGTATCTACGGAACCACTGCCATTGTCTAAAATTATAGTATCATTAACAGTTAAAATGTTAGATGCTGTAGGAGGATAAACACAAGCGTCTACAGCATTAATTTTTTCATACATCTGGACATATGGAAGAGTTTGGACCCCATTAGAGAACTCCTGAGAATTAATTTTAATTTGTTTTAAAGTATTTGTTAGGTCATATTCATTAATTACTATGCCAAAATTACCACTTCTTTGTCCTACAGTTATATTACTTGTATTAATATTAGGTGTAAAAGGCGGTCCTGAAGAAGAAACCTGATCAACAAAATTATGAAAAATGTTTAATTGACTAGAGACGTCCATATTATATATAATGTATAATATTTTAATCTTTAAATTAAAAATGATAATAAGTTTCATCCCATTGCCCGCCTCCTCTATCCATAAAATAATTAAATGTATAAGCACCTTTATTGATAATTTCACAAGTTATATTAGTTTGATAAAAACTGTTTGTAGTGTTATATGTATTAGCAAACACTGCTGGATTATATGACATCAATCTAATACCATATGAATTATGTGTTCCGTCATATTGTGGAAGTATTTGAAAATAATTTCCCATAGTCCCGCCAGGATAATTCATATTATAAGAACTGACAGTTGTAGTCCAAGCCCAGCGGTTTGTCATCCAAGTTGCCGCGGTATTTGGATAACCATTTTGTGCACAAATAGATGTTAAATTAAATCCTTGTCCGTTAGGATTTGTAAAACCTGTCATAGTCTGCCAATATGTTGGTTGTGGAGGAATTGGAGCAGGTGGAGGAGTATAAACAGTACCTAAAATAGGGAACCCGAAAGAATTTGCTACAGGATTAAACCCTAACCACATACCATTTAAAACAACATTATTAGGGCTACCTGAACCACTTGGGAACTGTGTAAAATACTGTTGAGACTGATAAGAATTAATAAGCCAATAAGGATAAATATTTATATTAGCAGTAAAATAACTAGAATTTGCAGCCGGTGTAGTTGTTAAATCTGATGTGCCATAATTTATATTCACATTTAGTCTAATTGTAAAAAATTGATCTTGTGCTGATACACCTGTAGGACCAAAGAAACTAAATGAAAAACCATTAAATGAAGTTAACATGTTATTTGCGTAAGCTGTCATAGTAGGAATAGAAGCAGGAATATTTGTTATAGCCGATTGAACCCAGGCTGTTGATGGTATTTTTGTTGAACTATCATTAGAAGCTGGTTGAACATTTGCGGGTCCATATGTTAAAGGATTAACAGTGTTAACAGTTGTAGTAGTATAATTTAACGCTAAAGGGGTTTGAATAGTTCCGCCTGTATCTTTAACTTGAAAATTTTGAGTTCCGTTATTCCCGCCTGAATAAATATAAAAATTATTATTATTGACTTTAAATGTTCCTATAGTAGCATTAGTCACATCAGTAAACTGCCAAAGGGTTGAACCAGGATGATTTTGACTATACATTGTCCCATTTGTTATTATTGAACCTGTATATGAATTTAATCCTCCTGGTCCATTTATAGAAACTTGACCATTAACTATTTCATCATCATTAACAGTTAAAAGTCCATTTATATTTGTTGTCTGTAATGTTTCTGTTCCTTGAGCTACAGGATAATTTAAATAACTCCCTCCGCCTCCTCCTCCACCTCCGCCAATTCCAGATGTGTCAGTGTCATAGAAGTTTAAAGGGTTAAAAATCGCGTCGATTTCTTTTGGTGGTGGATATTCTGCCATTATATATAATAATATATATATTTAAAATTTTAAGTTGTATAATTATTATATAATGAATTTTAACACAGAACAAGTCGTAAAACTCCAAAAAGGTGCACCAGTTCGTAAGAAGCCTATAAATAAAAATGGTATAATTAATTTTTATGATGTTATCCCAAAAAAATATTTAGATAACACGGAAAACCCTAATTATGATTTACACAATATTGATCTACCTTTTAGAATGTGTGTTGTAGCTCCTAGCGGATCCGGTAAAACTAATTTTTTAATGAATTTAATCCGTATATTTTCACAAGGCTCTGGGACGTTTTCAGATATCACGGTTATCACATCAAACAAAGATGAGCCTTTATATAACTGGCTTGATCAGGAGTTTGATGAAATACGAGTTTTAGAAGGTATGAGTAATACACCTAAATTAGACGATATGGATAAGAAAGAGAACCATTTAGTTGTTTGGGATGATTTAGTTTTAAATAAGAATCAGGACGCAGTAGAAAAGTATTATATGAGAGCCCGTAAGAAAAATTGTTCCGTTATATATCTAAGTCAATCATATTATGATATACCCAAGTTTATCCGTAAGAACTCTAATTATTTAGTTATATTGAATCTAGGAGGGTCTAAACGTGAACAGAACGCTATATTGAACGAATGGTCTACAGATTTAGACAGAGACGAATTAAATGCTATATATAACGACGCTACTTCTGAGCATATGAGACCATTAATTATTAAAGGAGGAAAAGTAAAATCAAATGAAAAATATCGTAAAGGCTGGCTTGATTATTACGACCTCAAAACGTTTTTGGCAGATATTCCCCGCACAAAACCGAGAGCTACAAAGTATAAAAATGTTAGTGATTCTGATGACTCAGATTAAAGGTGTTAATCGTCAGTAAAAATTCTAAATGATATTTTCAGCTCTTATTCGTTATTATGTTTGTATGCTCTACACGCGTTTTCACCTGCATTATAAAGCATACGAAATTGGAAAGTCTTATCGGAATTCTTATAGATTTGAAAGTTTCATTTTCATAAAGCTATATAAAATAGTATATTAAAGTTTTAGACCTTTTATAAAAAATTAACTTTCTAATTTATAAGAATTCCGATAAGGAATTCACAATATATAATATAAAGAAATCAATTTAAAAAATAAACCATATATACTATTATATATATATAAATGTCTGACGAAGAATACAGTAGTGATGAAACTTATCCCCCTATTCCTCCGCCTCCAAAACTAACAAGACATCAATGCCAATCGTTTTATGAATATCAGCCTGAGGAATTGGATGAGGATGGATTACCAACTATTGAAGCCCAAATTAAACGCATAGAACTTGAAGAAGAAAATAATAAAAAACCTCCTAATCCTAATAGGGATTTATGTATGAGAGTTAAATGTTTATCTTTAAACGCTATGGGATATGATATTTTTTATAACACATATAATCTACCTTATTATGACCGTGAAAGACTACAAGACACCATGAGAACTTATGAAGATAAAACCCCAGAGGAGATTATTGATGAATTTAATGAAGTCTGTGAGAGAAAAATTTTTACTAATGTTGATTATTCCAGGCTACCTATGTATAATGTTTAAATAATAATTAATTCAATTTAAAAGTAATTATAATATAGTTATCTATATTATAATGAGTGGACAACCGGTAAAGACAGAAAGCGATATTGACCGCTTTAGAAATGAGTATATGCAAACTTTAGCATTACAAGCCCAAATAGACGATATGAATCTACAAGCCAATAAGGTTTATTTACAATCAGGACAACTTCCGCCACAGGCGCAATTACCTGACACAAGAACAACAGCAGAAAAATTGGCAGATATTCAAGGTCTAAAACAAACTATTGTAGCAGATTTAAGACCAATAGCAGAGCCTCAATTTGCTATGACTATTGTAAATGCTGTTGAACAAAGTGCTATGAATATTGATGGAGGATTTTTAAGATGGTTTGCGCAAAATACACCAGAAATAGTAAATCAATTAAGCCGCAAATATAAATTTGGTATTGCAGGAGACGCCAATGATACTGTACTTATAGTATCATTTTTAGAAGCTATGTATTCAGATATTAAAACAAGTATGAAGAGTGTTAAATCATATATTAATAGTTCTACTTCTATTTCAGGACGTCCTGACGTTCTTTCTCAAAATGATTTTAACCAGATTATTAAAATGTTAGAAGAGGTTATTGCTGTTATGAGTAGATCAAGAAAACGTCCTCTTGAAATAGATTTATTTATATTAGATTTAAAACATCTTAATTCATCTATTTTAAATACTGATGAACTTAATAATTTACGAGAAGTAATGACTTCACCACTAGAAAATATTAGTGAATTTACTTTAGATGAATTAGAATATGAACCAACAAAAGTTCTATATGAATTATTTCCAAATAGAACCGCTACATTAGGTGAATTGTATAGATTATATACAGAAACAATGGAACTAATGCCAAAATCAAGAACTGTGTTTTTACTACTGGATAAATTAAATCAAGCTTACAAAAGAAGAGATGAACAATATATTAATAACATAATTACTCAATTAATTAATTTATTTAGTGGTATAACTGATGCTCGTAATTTAGCAATAATTGAAGAAGCTAGTGGAGAACTTAGACGAACAATGAATTTTATATATAACTTTAGAAATGATACACAAGCTAGAAATGAAAAAATGCTGGATACACAAAGAAAAATTAGACGTGATTTAGGTATTCAACAAGTTCTTGTAGTGAATGATGGACCAGAACAATCTATTCCAGTACACGAACAACCTAAAGGTGTAATGCCAACGAAACCAAGAGAAGCAGAAAAAAATCAAAGGGATTTTATGAGTGAAGCAGGTTTTAATCCTCATTCTTCATCATCTTCTTTATCATCATCTTCTTTATCATCATCTTCTTTATCACCATCTTTAATATCTTTTTTATCTTCACATTCTCCTTCTACATCATCTCTTTCTTTAAATTTATCTCCTTCTTCATCTGTATCATCTGATTCATCTTTATCATCTTTATCTTTAAATGAATTGCATCCGAGTAAAGATGATATTTACCAAGTTCCAAATCCTTTATTGTCAGCAGAAAAATTACATAAAGTACCTAAACCTGAAAAACAAAATGAACAATTTTTAAATCAGGAAGAAGAAGCAAAACTTAAAAGATTTTATTTAAAATATCGAGCACAAATTGAACAAGATATAACGTCAGGACATCTTGACCACGTAGTTAAACAAATGAAAAAGGGTAAAGCTGTTCCTGAAGGTATTCCGGATGATATAATTAAAAATAAGATACGACAATTTAGGTCAGAAGAAGCTGGAAAACTATCAAAAGCAGAAGAAAAAAGACAACAAGAAGAAGAAAAAAGACAACAAGAAGAAATTACAAGCCTATTAAAAGCTGATAATGAAAGACTATCAAAAGCAAAACAAAAAAGACAAGAAGAAAAAGCTGAAAAACTATTAAAAAAAGAAAAAGCTGAACCAAAAGATGAACAAAAAAGGGGTTTTTATACTCGAGAATATGAAATATTATCAAAAAAAGAAAAAGAATGGGCCGACCAGCTTGTTAAAGCAAACTATGAAGCAGACAATGGATCAAACGATAAAAATATTGAAATAAGAGAAAAAGTATTTAACCAAATGAAGAAAAACGGTTATACTGAAGATAAAATGGGGGAAATAGTAGCAGTCGCCTATATTAAATATCGAAATGAACTAGACCAAAAAGAATTTGAAAGACTACAAAAAGCAGATGGTAAGGGAATAGGACAAAGAAAAGGACGACCGCGTGGCGGGTCTCTTAACATCAAACCAAAAGAACCTGCTTTTATTGGTTTTGGTATTAATGAAATAGACCGTAAAAAGCTTGATAATAATATTTTATCAATTAGAAGAGATACCAGAAGTAAAATTAAAGGTTTCACTAACCGTCATATTTCAGAACCTATGAAACGAGTTATTAAAAATTTTATTGGTGGTTCTGTCCCTAATTTTAATGATATGTCAAGTTTAGATAATGAAGAGCGTGAATATTTAAATAAGATTGTTGAACATTCAGAATTAAAAGATCGATTATCTGTTCCTGCACCTTCTAAAGACCAACGTGAAAAAGATTTTCATAATTTTGAAGTTATGAAAGGTGAAATTCTTGCTGGTAATGATAGTAAAGAATTAATTAAAAAATTTAAGCTACTTATGATAAAATTATCTCGCCAGAATTTACTACCAAAATCAGAAGTCCAAGAACTCATGGAGGATTTAACTGAACTCGGATATTAAAATATTAACTAATATAAAAATTAAACAATTAATATGTTATATACAATGAGTGGAATTTACGCATACTGGTGGAAAACACAACATTCTGGAGCTCCTAACAACATCCCGCAAATGGAATCAGGAGGTTATCAAGAACCATTTTATTTCGGAGGCTCACAAGTCCCAATTAATCTAAAATTAAAAGAAATGAGAATGAAAACAGGACATAAAGTAGCTAAACAAACTACTGGTCAAGGTCTTGGAAAACAAATTACATATCACGAAAAACACAGTAGGATTCATATGCCTCGTTATATTAAACATATATAATTTAAAAAAATAAATATATAATAGTTATATAAATGTACATCATTGCTTTAAACCAATCAAACGTTGTCCTAGATGGACAAAATAATAAACTTGTGTATAAGTTCCCTAATTCTGTTCCTCTATTTGATAAATATATAGCTTTGTCAAGTATTACTATGTACAATAGTTGGTATAATATAATGTCTATATATAACAATAATACTTTTTCTTATACCTGGACAAATAATTTAGGAGTCACAACAACTTATAATATTGTTATGCCTGATGGTATATATGACGTTATAGATATTAATAAATATGTTCAATTCTGCTGTATTCAAAATGGAACATATTGGACAGATTCTGGTGTTTATTATTATCCTTTTGAGATTCAGGTTAATCCTGTTAGATATGCTATTCAATTAAACACATATTTAATTCCTACCGCTAACCCTACACCAACAACAACCCCACCGCCTGCAGGCTGGCCCAACGTCGCACAAAACTCTGTTATTACTTTTCCTGATAAATTTAATGTTGTTATTGGTTATCTTCCTATTAGTGGTGTTAATTTTGTTTCTAATGCTAACCTTGCTAATGGTTATATTCCTCCTACAGCATCTAAACAAAATTATTATGTCACAAAAAATGCTGTAGGGACTTTATCTTATTTATCAAACACTTATCCAAATGTCCATCCAAATGATTCCATATATCTTACTATGTCAAATATTAATAATCCATATTGCTTACCTTCTTCTATCATATATAGTGTCACAAGTGATGCTGCAACAGGTGAAATTATATCCGAAAGACCTCCAAATTATGCCTGGACAAAAATGATTAATGGAACATATAATGAATTAAGGTTTTCTTTTGTTGGGACTGATTTACAACCGCTATATATAGCTGACCCACTTATGAATATTGTTTTAGTTATCAGAGACAAGGATGAGTCATATCTCGGAACAAAATAAAACAACTTAAATATTTAATGATACTATATATATTATAATGAATCATACATATCATTTCAACGAGAATAAAC